TTGCCGCTGCTTCAACTTTATCTAAATCTGCATCATATTTTCCTTCTGCAATTGTTCCTTCGTTTGGATATGCTTTATCAACTGCATTAAAGAATTCTTTCTTTTTTTCATCTGAATCTAATTCAGCGGGTGAATTAATTCCGAATTTATCCATTACACCTTTGAAAACTTTTTGGTATTGAGTCATTTCTTCCTCTGTCATTTCCATCTTAGTTCTCAATTTATTTAAAGATGCCGCCAAATTCATTTTATCTAAACCTATTGCATCGATAACTCTAGCTATAATTTGTAATTTTTGTTGATTATTTATCTTAGCATCTTTCATTCTATCAGTTGCCTGATCAAGTTTAGTTGATATTCCTGCTGGTATATTTGCAGTATTCACATCAGATGCTGCTTCTTTATGGATTTCTTTTAATCTCTCAGATACACCATTCCAAGCCTTTTCAACTTTATTAAAAAAGTCTTTCTTTTCATCATCAGATTGGAAATCAGCGGGTGAATCTACTCCATGCTTTTTAAGCATAGCCTGAAAAAAAGATTGATAATCCTTTTCTTCTTGTACAACCTCACCAACCAATGCTTTTAATTGTTCTCTAGTTATTTTCATACAAATTACTTTTTAAGATAGGTCACATTTTTACTAATATTCGATAACCTCTCTCTTATTCTATAAATATGGTGATTAGTTCTTTTCCAAAAATTTTCACCTTTCATAGCATTTTCTTTTTTAATTCTACCATACCACTCTAAGAATTTTTCAATTTCATCTAATTTTCTACGAGTTTCTCTAATACCCAATCCTATTTTTTGGTTTGGAGTTAAAGTATTATCTAATCTTAATTTGTGGAATCGGTTTTCAGTAAGAGAGGTATATCCAGTCAAAGATGCCATTCTCTTAACGTAATCTGATGTATGTTTTCCATCCTTAGAAAAAGCTCTAGGAGTATCATAACCAGCAACATCACCTGTTGTAGTTACTTCTTTTTTTAGGTCTTCATCCTCTTCTTTAAGTTCGGAGAGTATTTCTTTTATTTTATTTTTTAATGCTTCTAGCTGATTTGACATTTTTAATTTCCTTTAATAATTCGTATGTAAGCATTAAAACTGAAACCTGCTTTTCGTTATTTTCTTTTAAGAATTTATCGGATTTGAATAACTTTATCATTTCCGAAATTTTTATCTTAGTTACTTTATCAGTAATATCTTTTGATTCTGTGATTAAAGAAGATAATGCTTTCTTTGCTTCTTCGCTAATAAATTTTGGAAATGTTGATGTATTAGAAACATTATTGATAAACTCTCTTAATAAACCTTTTTGAGAGTCATCTAAATTAGAATATTTGCTATTGAAATTTTCGATTAATAATTTGTATGTTAATAATCTTAAATCTTCAGATTGTTTTTTGAATTCCTCATATAATTTATCCTGAGGTTTCTTTGTTGCTCTTTCGTTTGTAATGTGTTCTAAAATGGTATTATTAGAATCAATATAGTCTCTGATTTCTACTTTTCTACCATGTGCTTTACTTTCAAACACCTTATAGATGGAAGCCAATAATTTATAGTTTTGTAAATTAGATGAAAGGAACTTATCCAATTCATAGGATTCCTTAATAGTTTTAATAAGGTTATATTTTTCCTTAGCCAACTTAGATTCATCTAATTTCTTTCTTTCCTCAATAACTTCGGATAAAAATAATTTAGCATCATCATTTGATGAGAATCTTTCCTTTACAATCCAATTGTATAATTTAAGTTCTTTAGCCAATTCTTTTCTAGAATTGAAAAATTCCTTAATAATTTTTTCGGATAGGTTTTTAGTTGAATTAGATAATACCTCCTGGGTAATTTGTTTTACCAATAATTCAAATAAAATAGCCGTATTTTTAAACTTTGAGTGTTTAACTTTCATTACAAACGTCTGTTTTTACTATTATATATGTAAATATTTACATTATATAAATATTAAATAACTTAGGATTACCTATATTTTAGATATCCGTTAGAATATTTTTATCATCTAATAAAGAACCACTATCTTCTGATTGAGTATCGATATCCTCATTTAATACCTTTTTTCCATTTTTTTTCTCATATCTCGACTGAATTCTTTTTCTAATTGCATCTTTCAAAAATTTTTCTTTCTCAGATACATTTTTTAATTTTGATACCAATCTTTCCTTTCTAGTCTCTCTTCCAAAGTTACGAGTGATATCATCTTTACCTAATGGATCTCTTCCAAATGCGTTTTCATCAGTTCCACTATCACCTGCTTCTGCTGGCCTTCCCCCTTCTTTTCCATTTTCCGCACTTGTCTGTGATTTATCTCTTACAACAGCCTCTCCTTCATTTTGAGGTGCTTCTGATTGAGGTGCTTCAGGTTGAGGTGCTTCAGGTTGAGGTTGCATAGGTGGAGCTTGTTCCGATTGAGGTTCTTCAGCAGGTTGTTCCTCTTGTGGCTGCTCTTCGTATGGATCAACTCCCTCATTTTCAATCTTTGTCAATCGATTTAAATCAAATGTATCAGTTACAACATCTTCTTTATTTTCAGCAATCTCATCATCAGAAAGTTTGAATATATTTTTATATATCCAATCGTTTGAAATCATTTTCAATGCTTTCATATCGGTTGCCAATCTTACTTTTTCCGTCCATAAGTTTATTTTCTCCTGCTCATAGATAGTAGATGGGTTAGTTAATTCTAGTGAAAAATCAACTGCCTCCATTCCTTCAAATCCATTAGCAATTAAGTGAGCAATGGCCACCTGTGTTAGTTCTGAAACTACAACTCTCTGAATTCTCTCAATCGTTCTAGCGAAACGAATATCTTCCGCTGCTAATGTAGCTTTACCATTAATATCTTCTTCATACCCTAAGAATGCTTTTGGAACTTTAAGTGCCGCAAACAATTTAGCTTTTAAGTAATCAATATCTTCAACAGCAGAATAATTTAATCCACTAAGTGTATCAATTTGCGTTCCACTATCTCCACCTCTCACCGGCATAAAGAAATCCTCGGTGATGTTCATCATATTGTACTTTAGGTTATAATCCCCAGTTCTTTGATCTTGGAATGGAGTTTTCTTAATCTTATTGATAATTTTTTGCATATAGTTATCAACCTCTTGAGGAGGAATGTTACCTATATCAATTTTAAATATTCTTTTTTCAGGTGCTCTCATAATACGATGTATCATCATCGCATCTTCCATTAGGGTAATCTGCTTCCATAATCTTCTTGCGTTCTCAATCATCGATTTACCATAAGGTAAATAGTTTGTATCAGAATACAAACGGAAGTGAGCCATCTCATAGTTATCGTATTCCTTTTTACCTAAGTAATCAGGATCAACAGTAAACTTAATACCAGTTTCATGTCGGTTGATTCTAGATGGGTCATGTGGATTCTCAGTTCTTTGCGTATGATATACTGATTGTGGAAACACATTTACGACTCCCTCACCCTCAACGATTTCTAATACCAAAAATTGGTCTCCATATTTTGTTAAGTTTCTAATCCACGGCCATAGATTGAACTCAATGTTCATTATATCGTAGAAAAGATTATGTAAAACTTCTTTAACATTTTGATTAGAAGTTTTAATTGTTAATACATCACCAAACTCATTTTTCGTTGTACACTCATCAGCGTAAATATCTAATGCAGATGCAATAATCGGGTCTTGATCCATTGCATCATAATCCAAGAATAACTCTCTTCTAATTGTTTGATAAGAGAGTTGAGTTTGTAAAGCATTATACTGATACCCAGTTTGTAATTTATAAAACTTATCTTTAATAGTTTTTAAATTTGATAATGCCTGGCTACCTTCGGTATCTACAACCTTCGTTTTTCCATCTTCTCTCCTAATAATAACATTAGTAGAGAATAACTTTCTCATTCTTTCGAAAAACGAATTATTATTTTGTTCTGCCATTTTATTTATTTTCTATAATTCTGATAATCAAATTACCTTTTCCTTTAATAACTCTATGAAACTTATGATTTTTTATTTGGATTCGATTCCCTTCTATTAAATCAATTGGTAACTCATCATCTAATTGAATTTTCCAATCCTTTCCACCTAAAACCAAAATCTCTCTATCCCACTCATCCTGATGCCACAATAATTCCCTCTCATCAACATCCCCTTTAAATAACCTATATCTTTTAGTATCACTTATAAAAACATCTATATACTTTTCATCCATACCGAATTTATGAATAATTATTCAATTTTCCAATTATTTCTACCAATATCTATAAGCAGGTTCGGATAATCCCAATTGCTTTGCGTACTTAGGTAGATTACACGCCCACCATCTGGCAGATGTCTTATCCTTTTCAGTATCACAATTATGTCTAGATGCAAATGCTTTACTAGCCTCTAAATCATTTATCTTAACTTTAAGACCAGTAGTATCTCCCCAAGTTATCTTTTTAACACTATCTCCATCTTTTACATAAGCATAGAATTTTTTTGGCCCACCTTTTTTAGGTTGGTTTAATTCTACATCTTTACCCTGATGCTCAGCTTCTAAAATAGGAAAATCTAACCAAACTTCCTTACCTTCGTAAATACCTCTTTCCCCCAAATCAGTTTCTTTAATAAACCAACGGTCTTGAGCATTTTCTAAAACTAATTTATTTTGAATATAAAGTTCTCTAGCACTTTTAAACATTTCAAAGTATTTGGATGAACCATATCTATAAATAGATTCATGAAGAGGTGTACCCACCTTTTGGTGATACCTTAATCCCTCATTTATTGTTTCAATATTTTCAACTAAGATTTTCATACATATAAATATTAGAATAGCCACCTTATATCTTCATTTCCCTCGCCAATATTCATTTCATACGGATTTGCTCTCATTCTTTCGTTTGCAGAACCCATTGAGAAACCTGTTGTGGAAATTGAGTTAATGGCAACTTTTGCCAAATCCATTCTCTCTTGTCTCAATCTTAATGCGGTATCTCTTACCCATAATCCAATTGAGAATGCCATTACCAAGTCATCATTATAACCTCTCATAGCCTCAGCCCTATTTGTGTACCAAATAAAAGTAAATAACTCATCAATTAATCTCAACGATTGAACTATTACTTCTTTATTTCGAAAATACTCATCTAACTTAGATATAATCAGAGGACGAGTTTTTGCAGATGTTGTAAATCCTGCTACCTGTCTTCTTTCTTCTGCATTAAATTTGTTTGTGTATTGTTTTTCAATATCAATGTATTTGTAATCTTGAGTTTGATAATAAAGGTTCTGATAGTTTCTATCAATTACTTGTTGGATTACTGCCCAACCAATATTCGCATTTTCTATTACTAATAATGCATTATTCCACTCAGTTCCAACTGCCACCAAAAAATTACCATAATCTTTGGTTTCCATTTTACCCCTATATTCGGCTACTTGCACATTATTTACTACATCAAAAACGTGAAATGCAGAATAATCTGAACCATCACCTCTCGCCACGTCGGCTACAACCATATATGATTTTTGATAATCAGGATATTCCCATTTCCAATAATTTCCATCAAATCCACTTTTTTCTATTGGCTCTTTAACAAATGTTTCTTTATACCACATTAACAGTTCCGGTGGAATAACGGTGTCACCAGATGAAATAAAATCGCAATCGCATTCTTGCGCTGCCAACTTTTCTCCCAATACTTTTGTTTGCTCATCTCTCCATCTTTGGTCTCTTTCAGGATGAACAGTCCAATGTAGATAGATTGGATTGAATTCGTTTGTCCCTTCTTCCGCGCCAACCCACTGTTGATGAAACCAGTTACCCACACCATTAGGAGTAGAAAGTGCTATACAACTACCACCGGTTGATAGGGCAGGAGTTGCAGATGCCCAAATCTCATTGATATCTGGTACGAATGCCGCTTCATCGACAACTAATAGTGATAAGGCTTCAGAACGACCAGCATCAGGTGAAGATGGAATTGCTTTTACTTGTGAACCATTTACTAATCTTAATGATAGTTTATTATCTTCCTGTGTTGCAACTTTTAACCAACTCGGTAAGTTATCATACATAACCCTTACCTTAGTTACTAAGTTTTTAGCAACCTCTTGCTTAATCGCAATTACAAGTACGTTATAATCCTGATTAAATATCATCTTCCACAATGAGTAACCTGCGGTCAATGTGGAGATACCCGTCTGACGTGATTTTAATACAATGTTGTATCGGTGATCTTTAAATTGATTTAAAGTTTTTTCTTGATAAGGAAATAATTCAAAACGTAGCTTTCCTTTTGTAGGATGCTGAATCTTACAATACTTTTTCATAAAATATACCGGATCAGCGGCACATTTTTTGTATTCTTCTCTGATTACATCCTTTAATGATAATCCTTTATCTTGCATTAAATAATCTATTTAGAATTGGATTGTCTAAATCTTTTAGTTTAGCCTCATACATAACTATATCCTCTTCCAATTCTACTAATCCTTTTTCTATATTTTGAATCTCCAATTCCATATCAGCTTTCATTTCCTCCATAGGCTTTGGTAAATGCCAAATTTCAATTCTACCATCTTCTAATATCTGCTCATAAAATGGTTTTAATTCTTTAATGCCATCTTCTATTTGTTTTTTTGCTTCTTTTGCCTGAGAAATAGCTCTTCCAAAAATTCTAAAATTCTTATATTCATCAAAAACATTTAGCTTTTTTGCTTCGAAATCCATCTCCAAATTACAATCAATGCAAAATCCAGACTGTTTTATAAGAAGTTTATCATTTGGGCCATATTTTTGTTTTTGACAAGATTCATTAGCACAATTTTCTTTATCTCTCAAAAACTCTCTAATAGATTGAAATACTTCGTGATTTTTACCGGTTTTTAAAACATACCCCTCTTTTTGTTCATATTGGTATGTATCATCTTCCCACTTTTCTCCTACTTTTCTTTTAATGTGAGGATTGGATTTTTCATATCCAAAAGATTTTGATGGGTCTTCCCCTCTGAATACATAATCCACCAATTCTCGGCGGGTTTTATGCATTAAATCCTTTTTAAATTCTTTTTTTGCCATAACCTTTATATATGTATATATATTGAAAAAATTGTGATTAAGATATCTTTTTAACTTCTATCTTAATTTTTGGAGTATATCCATCTGGTAAATTTACTTTTATACCTTCAAATGATTCAACTTTGTTTTCAAAATAAGATAGTTGAAAAATTTTATCTGTAAGGTTTAGTACTAATTGAGATGATGTACTCATCTTCTTAGTATCTCTTTTCATATTCAATGGAGAATCATCTTTGTAAAAATTCTTTCTCATTAATGGAGCAATCAAATTCCAATCATCTGCTTTATCCATTTGCTTTTCGGCACTTAATTTTCTTACAATTGAACTTTTGTAATCAGGCCCATCGGTGTATCCCGCATCAGTATAATAGTGTCCATGATTAGTTCTTACAGATGGATGCTCTCTATTTACTAAATCAATCTTTGGATTGTGCTTTGATGTTGTTTCTATTGAAACAGTTGTTTTTGGTGAACTTACAAATGTATGCCCCTTAATTCCACCTTCATATTGAACTGCATATCTAATTGCTTCTTTTAAATTTGAAGAACCTAATGCTTTTCTTATCTTTGCCCCATCTTTTGATGGTTTTCCTTTTTTCTTTACTATCTTTTTTTCCTCTTCATCATATCCAACCATTAGGGCGGTATTTACAATACCAATACCATGCTCATTCATTCCCTCACTCCAATCCGTTACTATATCATGTAGATAAACTACTTCTACACCATCTATAATAGTGTGAATAACTTCTAATTGAGGGTTATATGCTCTATCTCTATTTTTAGCAAGGATATACTTATCTCCAATTTCTTTGGATACTATGATACATTCTCCTAAAATAATTCTGTCAAAAAGTTGTGGCATCTTAATAATTTCTTATATAAATATTTTGTTTAAAAACAATTAATCGAAAACTATATGTTTATCGAAACTATTTTTTAAAATATTTTGAAATTTACTTTCATCGTAAACCACATCAAACAAAAATGCCACTCTAGTTGTTTCTCCGGTATTTACCACATTGTGTTCAATAGCCTGTGAATCAAACCAATGAACTACTCCATCGGTGAACCTCATTTGATATTCTTTATCATTTAATTTGAAATGATTTATACATTTTTCATTCGAAACCACTGGCATTATAAATCTTCGATAATGATTTCCTCCATCTTTGTGCCAAAATAATCCACCGGTTGGCTGAGCAAAGAAAAGAAAGATATTATCAAATTCAATTCCATCAAATAGTGGCAAAACCTCTTCGTTAAAATAATTTAATTTACTAAATTTACTTAAATCAGTATTATAACTCTCCATTTTAACATTATCGTTTGAAACCGATGATGTATCATAATAAAGATTTATTTCATCTAATAACTTAACACTATCAAAACTCAACTTTGATTTATATAATTCCATTATCTACTGAATGTGAATATTCCTAAAATTTGATTTAAAGGTGCAAATGCTCCAGTCAATTTAAATGTGTTCCCTTTGTAGTTAAACACGATTCCTTCATTTGGAACTATCTTTTCGAATCCACCCAATGCTTCAATTCTTGCTAACTCTACTTCTAATTTATCTAAATTTTTAGCATCACCGGTAGCTCTAATTGAGTTTATTGCGGTTTCCAATCTCCCCACCATTTGTTGCTTAGCTGCATCTGGATTTACCGTCAACACCGAAGTCATAAATGATAAAACTTCTGCTCCAACTCCTAAGAATATAGTTTCAAATTTAAGAAGATTTTCTTTTGTTATTTTTTGTTGATCCTGTTTTTCTATTTTTTCAGCCCACTCTCTATTCTTCTCATCTTTGATATCCTTTATCCTAAACCCTTTATCCCCAAAAGCCCACCTTTTAACTAAACCAATTTTTTGTTGTTCATCTAAACCTTTTGTATTTTTATTCACAAAATTTAACCACCAAGCCTGATGATAATCTGCTACTCCATTTTTTTCAGTTAATCCAAATTCATTTTGAAGTGATTGTATTTTTGAAAGGAATAGGGATTGTTTAGATTTTAAATCCTTATTAACTGGTAACTTTTGTATAGGAGGCCCTTGCAATTTAAATTTAGACTGAACATCTGCATTTACCTTTTTTACCATAGCTGCTAATTGTGCCCCTGCTTCCGGATTTTCTCCTATTGCAGTTCCTTCATCATTATATTCCATAGTTCCATGAAATACTAAAAGAGATTGTCCGTATGGAATTACATTTGTATTTTCTGGATAAATGATTTCACAATTCATAAAACATTTACCATCTTTGAAAATTTTCTTTTTATTAGTGTCAGATAGACCTTTAATTGCGGATTCTAAATCTTTAATTGCAAAACTAAACGCATCTGATACTGAACCTCTTCCGGCAAATTTACTAATTACATCTTGAACACTCATTGCATCTTTACCTTTATTCTTAAGATGCGATTTATTACGAGCGGCAACTAATCTACCATTTACCCAGCTAACCGCTAATGCTTGCCCATCGGTTTTTTCTCTTGCCAATTCCAATTTACCACTAAGTGCTTGTTTTACAATTCTTTTTAAATCACCAAAGGTAAGATTCATTTCAATATCAAAAGGATGATTCATGTGGCCGTATGCACCACCTTCTAAAATCAATCCTTCATTCAATGGATTTTCAATCTTAGATAATTTAGTATAGTATTTTGGGTCTTCAAATAAATGGTCTAATGCTATTTCTTTTGCAACATTAGTATCATTTGTATGCTCTCTTTCTACTTTATATCCTTTTCTAAATTCATCAGCTAATTCTTTTTCTGATACATTATGTTTTTTTGCAATATCTTTTAGGCTCATCCCCGCCGCTAATCCACCTTTGATTACATCTTCTTTTTTAAGTTGTTTCCATCCATCAACTCCCTTTGGCTTTTCAACTGGCTTTAAATCACTTGTGACCATATTAGAAACCTTATAATATACCTTTCTAAATGCAGATTCTTTATCCTTTCTTTTTCCCTTACCTCTCATATTATCCGCTTTTGGTCTATCCATTTGAGTGAATCCCAATTGTTTAAACCACGGCTCAGGTTTTCCTCTATCTAAAATTCTCTTCGTTCCATCCGGAATATACATTGTAGCAGGCTCACCCTCATCGGCTCCATACCCACCTAATGTGGTTTCTACTAATCCTTCTTTTGTTATTTTATTAAGAGTAAGGGTGATTAATTTAAAAATCTTCTCATCAAATTTAGGATATGCTTTCATAAATCCTTTATTTCTTTCCTCCTCACTTCCTTTACCCAACCAATTTCTTACATCAGTTCCGCTTATTGCATTGGGTTGCGATGGAGATATATAAACATACCCCTTATCCATATACCCTTTTAAGTCGGTATTATCTTTGTATTTTTCGAAATATCTTCCACTCAACCTCATTTCATCTTTTTCACCAACTGCGGTAATAAAAGCGGTAGTTTTAGAATCAAATTTATCTAAAATTTCGACAGGTGCATAAGGGTTTTTTATTTGAACTATCTTATTTGAGGGTATCCCAAACATTTTAGTTATAATATATTTTTTTTCCTTAAACCCAAATGGAGATTTAATGTTATCAGTTTTATTAGATGTTCCTATGTAAACATTTTCTTTTCCAAATTTTTTCACTAACATTTGATATGTTGCAAAATGACCTTTGTGAAAAGGTTGAAATCTTCCAGAGTAAACAACTACCTTATTGGTTATCTGTTCACCAATCAAACTTTCAACTAAAAATTTTATTAAATCTCTCATATACCATATAAATATTAGAAAATCTTATATTTTTCAATTATATAATTACCTAATAGATTTCCAAATTTCTGATGTGAAAAATAACCAGGATGTAAATCAGCTGTAAGGAAATCACACTCCTCTGCAATAGTAGATTTTGTCTCAATTGCAAATTCATGTAAATCTTCTATAATCGTATTACCTAATTTTAATTTTAGAAGGTTATTTTCTTTAAAGTGTGATTCTATAAGAGTGGAAAATTCGCCTGTAAAAAATATAAATTTTATTTTATGATATGATAAGTAACCCAAAAATGTATTAATCTGCCTACCAACTTTTATAAATTCAGCTTTTCTAGATAAAAAATTTTCATAATAAGATTTTAGTGGTTTTATTAAATAAGAATTATCTTTATCATATTCTTTAATATAATACCCCCTTGTCCCATATATATTATTTATCGAATCATCACTATAATCATTGTTTACAAAATTTATATTTCCAATTATATAATCATTTAATTGCTTTGAATATAAATCAATTCTACCTAATGATGGAAACTCTAAAACTAAAAATAATTCATCTTTTATTTTATAGTTTTTTTTAACAAAATCATAGGCCATTCTTATTACTCTTTCACTCCCCCCTCCACTAGCTGCTTCATTAACATATTCACACTTAATTACATCTGAAGCATATTTTATATAAGTTGTTTCTAATTGCGAATCCCACCAAACATTGTATTTTTGTTTGTAATAATCTCTTACCAATACAACATCATCTAATAATCTATCAATTTCTAACCCACCACCTGCGGAATGTGAGCACCCGTTACAATAAATTTTTTTTATCTTCACTACAATACGATTTTGTTATTAATTGCTTTACGGTATCTACTTCAGTATTTAGATGATTAAAAGATAATAATTTCATTTGATTATATAATAATACATCTTCAAATTCTCTAAGTTGTTCTAACAGTAATTCAATTGGTATATTAGAAATTCTTATGATTTCTTTTACTATTTTTTCCAAACGAATTCTATCATCCAATTCTTCATCATATCTTTCATCTATGAATCCGTCAAAAGTTTTAAATCCCATATTTCTTATTTCTCTTAAATAATAAGGAGGCCCAACAACTAAAAAGGGTTGGAGATACATTATAGGTTTAAATATTTTTTCAGATATAAAACCTTGTCTTTTAAAAAATATAGTATCACTTATTAAACTAACTACACTTTTTTGATATGGTCTTATATCCTCATATCCATATCCACTTATTCTAAAATTTGTTTCAAAATCTACATTTTTTTCTGGCAATGATGTGAATAGTAAATAATCATCCCAGAATCCCAAATCTTTTAATTGATTTTCATAATCATATTTAACACTCCCCAATAAATCATAAAATTTTGGATTATATGAAATTAAAAATTTATCAGCAATGTTATTTTTATATAATTCTGAAATTACCTTTACTCTATGATGATGAGGATATTGATTAAAACTTAAAAAATGAAATTCTTTTTCAATAGGGTTGAATATATCACTAATATGATTTTGCTTTAAATTAAGTTGAAAATATCTACTACTTCGATTTAGATAATAATTAAATCTAATAAAAGATACATTTTTTGATTCATATTTTGAAAAATTATTTAAATAATCATTATATAAAAATATAATTTTTTTGTAAACTATATTTTTTAATATTTCTTCGATAAAATGGTCTTCTAAATGACCTTCATGTGAATAATTTATTACGATAGTTGCATTTATTTTTTTTAATACTTCAAATACGCTTTTATCTAATTTAATTAATTCATGCTTAAAATAATCTATATGACCAAATGGTTCTATTACAAATAATAACTTTCTATGTTTAAATTTATGTTCATTATTTAATATCTCTTCTAATGATATTCTATTAATTGTTATTTTAGTTTGCTGGTCATAACCGCTATTTACAATTGATTGAAATCCTAAACTATTACCTAATACACTAATATTATTACCAAACTTTGAAAAAAGTTCTTTTGTTAATAATCCATTATCATTTGAATTATTTTCAATTAACCATTTTTTTGAAAATTCAAAGACACTATTTGGTTGGCAATTTGGTAGGATAAGGCCATTTATTTTATTTTGATAAATAAGATTAAGTTCCATAATACAATTCAGGATACTCGACTAAACAATAAATACCCTTATTACTCATTGCATATTTATAACTTAACTCAATATCAGATGGAGTTTTTAAATCGTGAAATTCTATATTTTTACATAATGATTTAAATTCCTCAATGTAGTTTCCTTTATGTTGATGGCCTGGATCTAATGGCTTATCAGATCCCTTTCCTAATCTTATGATTAAATGTGGTTCGAATTTACTATTATCCATTAATTTTATTTTATCAACGTGATTTATTAATTGATTAGCTGCTGATAAAATAAAATCCCATCGTGGATAAAATGTAACCACTAATTTTCCTGCTAAAGCCAATCCTAAACTCATTCCCATTTGAGTTTCTTCCATAACTGGTAACTCAATCATTAGATTTTTATCCACCTCATCTAATGTAGTACTCATAGGATTACCTCTATACACTATTTGTTGTCCAATAAAAACTATATTATCTTTCTTAGATAATTCATTCATAGCATTTGTTAATGCATCTTTATATGGAGTATATTCTGGTTGACTCATAAAATATATTTTATTAATTCTTCGTTTACAAATTTTTTGTTTAATATCGATGATGGATGTCCGAACCAATCGTATTCACCACTCAAATTTTCACTAAAAAGAACTTTTTTTAATCCGCTATAATTATCTAAATCTTTTTGTTTTTTGATTGAATATTCATATAATCCACCTTTTTTTAAACCCTCATCTTCATAAAACCAAAATTTATGAAATGGAACTTTATCCAAATAAATTGAAAAGAATTTACTTTGATTATAGTGATAATCTAATCCTTCGTTCAACCAAATTTCACCGTCATATACATTGACAGTAAAAAATTCAGGTTCATAAAAAATATCTTTTATTGTAAAATAATTATAATCAATATTTTCTTTATCCAAATAATTTGATAAATCGATTACCGTTTCAATAAATGAGTATGAATGTTGCTTACTTAATTTAAGGTGATGAGTTTTAAGTATATTATCAATTCCAATATACTTTGAATTATTTACTTCATAATATCCACCCGTCAAAAACCAAAATTCATCTTTATATTCAATAGGATTTGGTAAATAATTATTTGTATGTGAGCCTGTTTCTAATTCACCTTTGTAATCAGTAATCAAAAAAGAACTCCTATAAGGTTGAGTCCATTGAGCAAAAACTTTATGGATAGTACCACCATTTTTTTTAATGTACTCAACCCAATAAGTTATAGTTCTTTTAATTGTATTATTATCATTAGTTGGATTTCCTAAATTTAGAACAATAAAATCATCTCCCAGTTTATATTGTAACCACTCAGGCCATTGCCAACTCTCTCTATCATTTCCTTTTTGTAAATGATTTAATGGTTTTAAATTTGTAAATGAACACCCACTACAAATGATATATTTCTTATCCTTTAAGATATTCATTTTTATACCAATTTATCGTCTTTTCCAATCCTTCATAAATTGTTGTTTTTGCACTCCAACCTAATTTATCAAATATTTTAAATGAATCGATTAAACGAACTGGAATCATAGGAGCTTTATTATTAACATATTCAACCGGTGAATCTAAACCTTCTATTTCTTTTAATACATTAATAACATGATTTACTGAATATCCTGAGTTAGAACCAACATTATATATTTCATGCTTCTCTTCTTTTTCCATTATAATTTGAAGTGCCTCAACAAAATCTTCCACATATAAAAGGTCTCTAATTTCAGTACCATCACCCCACACAGGTATAGGATTTAATCGAGTTGCAACTTTTATAACTGATGCAGGTGTTACGTGACACTTATCCAAATCATATTTATCATGCGGCCCATATAAATTTGCAGGTCTAACTATTACAGTTTGCATTGGATTAATAAGAATTTCAGAATACATCTTACAAAGAACTTCTGCATATCTTTTCATCCAACCTACTGGATAATAAGTTTTGTAAATTGATTCGTAAAGGAAATCCGTTTCACATACTGCTCTATCTCCACTTTCTGGATAGATTGTAGATGATGATAAGAAAATAAATTTTTTGATTTTATTCTTATATGCTTTTTCTAATGTTAAAGCATTTATAATAACATTTGGAGTAACATGAAGAAGAGGAGCGTAAATTGTATCAACTGCATTAGATGTGGATGCTGCACAATGAAATACAACATCAACGCCCTCCATAATTTGATTAACGAATTCTTCATCTCTTAAATCACCCTTAACCGATTCACCGAACCCTTCTAATGTTCTTGTAAATCCATGATTACGAAGGTTTTTATACCCTTCATTATATAATCTTTCTGCCAAATTTCTTCCTACGAAACCGGTAGCACCTAATATTAGGATTTTGCTTTCTTTGTTCATATAACTTCTTTTAATAAAATATCATCAATAAATTTTTTCCAAGTTTTAGTAGATGGATGCCCCGCTACAACCATATTTCCTTCCAACCATCTATCATCTTCTATGTTATCATATATCCATTCATATACACCACCATACTCACCATATTCATTTTTGTAAAACCAACAATATCTATCCCAATCTATTAATTCATAAAAGTTTTTAATAATTGGTATGTTTTCAAATCTCTTTATTCTCCCTCTTTTACTAAATCTTTTTTCATATAGTAGTTTGTTTAGCACCGGCTCAACTTCATCAAAATTTAATGGGTCTTTTACAACTTCATTATTTTCAATTTGTCCATCAAAAATACTATCTTCAACGGATAACATATCTTTAATAAAAAATGTTTTTAGTTTAATATTTTTACTTTCGGCAAAACAAATAAGATAATGAAACCATTCTAAAAAAGAAAGAGTATCTTCTTCATCAGATTTTACCCATTTTACTTTTGATTTAAAATACTCTTTTTCATTTTCAAAATCTTCCGATTCTTTCATCCAATTAAAAAAGAAATTTCCGCTCAATGCATAAAACCCATTTTCAAAATTATCCTGAGTGTAATCGGTTTTATGTATAACTGAATTAGCTTTACGTGGAATAAAAATTGAATCTCTATTTAAAAATGTCCAACATGACATTAAAGTTATATCAGTTATTCCTCTTTCTAATAGTTCATTAGCTTTATAAATTAAACTTCTTACGGTTGTTTTTATATCATTTGTAGGAGAACCAACATTATAAACATTTTGGTAATTTAGTTTTAAATGTTCTGGCCAAAATTCACTTAATTTATCAGGTGTTGCGTGAAAATTAGTGAAAGAACAACCACTACAAATTATGTGAGATGTAGTATTCATAAGTTTTTTCTAATGCTTTTTCAAATCCCAACTTAGGTAATAGGCCAATACTTTCCTGCTTAGTTGTATCCATTTGTCTCCTATTATCACCGTTTGGTTTAGATGTATTCCAATCTATTCTCAAATTCTTTCCACTAATTCTTATAAGGGATTCTATCATTTGTTTTATAGTAATTTCTTCACCTGCTCCAAAGTTAATTGTGGTATGTAGTTTTCTTTTATATAAATCTAACACCGCATCTGCAACATCACCCCCATACACAAAATCTCTAATAGGTGATCCGTCTCCCCATGCCTCAATTGAATCTCCATCCGCTTCAACAATCTTTTTAATAGTAGATGCAATTACAGTTCCCTTTCCACTAAAATCATCGTATTCACCAAAAATATTTGCAGGTCTTATTATAGCCCAATTGTGATAGTTATACTGAATTCGATACGCTTCCAACAAAACTTCTCCCATTCTCTTACTCCAAGATGGAAACCAATCTGCTTCCGATGGGAGTGTTTTCCATACTGAATCCTCAACAAATCTTTCAGCCGGTGCATATACTCCAACTGAACTCATAAACACTAACCAAATATTATTCTTAGCACATTGATTTATAATCTCAGTATTAATTTTAAAAGAAGGGTATAAGAAATCTACTGGCTTTTCCTTTGCTCTTATAGGAGAACCTTTTATACCAAAACAATTGAATACAGCTTCAAACTTATGATTATTAAAAAGAGATTCAACTGCAAAGGGTTTAGTTAAATCTTCTTGAACGAATTCCCATCCAACTGATGGGAGATGTTTTCCTTTCTGTAAATCTACTCCTATAACTTTATATCCTTCATTTACACATTTTTTTAATAAGTGTGTACCCACTAATCCATTAACTCCGGTAATTAAAACTTTTTTCATTTTAGTATTCTTTTAATTCTTCAATCGTCTCATCAATCATTTTTGAAAAAGAAAATTCAAAAAATCTTTCCTTATTTTTTTTAATTTTTTCAATATTATTTCTATACCAATTTTTAATACCATTTGCACCTAATGTATAAACTCTCTTAACCTGCTCTAGTGCCGCGTTTAGTCTATTATCATTATCCATTATTGAGTCAAATCCGTAATCAAATAAATCACTATATTGCTCAAACCCTAAAGATTGTAAATATTCGTTTGAACCTTTATCTCCTATGATTAAAAATGGATGGCAATTTGCTAATGCCTTAAAACTTTTTTCGGTAAGATTTAAACTATTGTTTTCAAATGATGTTTCGGTAATGATGTTAAAATATGTATCCGAATAATGTGATTTTGTAGTGTATTTTAAATTTGAGAATACATCATTTTGATAGTTTGGGTAATCCCAATCTAAAACATTAAATCCCATTTCATCAAATTTATCATAATACTGGTCTAAATCAAACAACTCTATCTCCTTTGATGCCAAATTTCTTTTGTTAAAATTAGAATCTTTTATTAAAATTGAAACGTGGCTGTCATCTATAAAACCATTTTTAATTAACCATAGTATAACTTGTATCCTAAATGTTTTTGTAGCATTTTTATTATAACTTAAAAAGAACTTTTTCTTTGGAATAGTAAGATATTCAGAATGAGATAATAATCCAATTTCGTTACCATTATGTTGAATTGATTCATCTTTTAAATCTCTATAATGGTCAACTAAAAACCCAAATAAATAAGGTTTGTGAATTATCCTTATACCATGATTATTAAATAATTCAGAATGTTTATTATTAGTAATTACAATTATCTGCCTATGCGGTATATTGTATTTATCTTTTAATAATAGTAGTCTAGCAATAAATGGTGTTTGATTAGTACCTTCATGAAAATTAGAAAAAACCAACCTTACATTAGGTTTATCTTTTATCTTATCAAACACACTTTCAAAATAATCTTTATTAGAATCTATGATATTTGAATTCATTTCACCGATTATTGAAAAATTCCAAATAATATTATCGGTATCATTTAATTCAAAAATCGGGTTATTATGTCCATAATTCCAATCCAAATTTGAAATGTGACAGAATTGCTTACCATTTGACCTGACCTTATAATCTAAATTTTCATAATAAAATTTCATATTCGCTTTGGATTTTATTGTAATATTCAATTTCAGTATCCAAATATAAAGATAGTTCTTTTATTTCAGATTTCCAAGTTTGAATTTTTTCCGAGAGATATTTGTAAAATATGTTGTTTTTTTCAGTTTGCTTATAAGAATTCATTTTTTCATCATACCCCCATTCCGTCATCTCTTTTGATTTAAAGTACGAATCTAAATCTGTTATATTAAGATATTTTAAATTTACTCCAAGTTTTTTCAAATCGTTCATATAATTGTATGCCATAAAATGATGAAACTCAACATGTGCATCTTTATATATCGATTGCGGTAGCACATATTTGATTATAAATTCTTTTAAATAATCGGTATCTTTTGTATTTAGAAAACTTTTAACTAAATGCTTTATATGATTTACACCAATTTGTAAATTTTCATTTGTAATAATGGTATCAAAATAATGTCTTAAAAATTGACTACTATCTTCATTCTGAACAATTGCCCTATTTTCAATTATAGATAAATTTGTTGTGAGTCCAGATACCATTCTTTTTATAGGATTTCTTATTAAAAAAACGGTTTCTTTACCTTTAAAAAAATTATCGTAAACATGATAAGTAAAAAGTTCTCTCTTAGGAAAAATTAAATGATTAAATTCCGATTCTTCTAGTTTTTTCGAAAGAGGTTCGTAGTAATTTACAAACTGCAATTCATCTGAAACTGATTTCATAAATCTACTTCCAACTTTTGCAGATGTTACAAACGCAATCTTATCGTTGCTGAAATATTTGTAACTTGTAGTATATCTTTTATCTCTACATTCCATTTGCTATTTTTTTAAAGTATTTTTTACAACTCTCCCTTTTCCACAAATTTAAAAAGTGGCATTGATTATGTTTTAATATATCTTCTGCTTTTTTATATTGCTCATTTAAATTTATTCCATCTAATTCCTTAATGAGAGAAGTTACCAACGCCATTCTTTCCATTGGCTCATAAATATCATCATAACTCTCATCCCACAACGAATCAAAAGTTTCAAATCCAAAACTTTTAATTCTTTCTAAGTGTTTATATGGAGCCAAAAATACACCTAAATGTAAATTAACAAATGGTTTCAAACTTTTTTCACTTATATGCTCTTCATTATTTTCAAAAGAAGTTTCGGTTATTAAACTAATAAATGAATTTTTATATGTTTCTATGTAATGAGTTGATTTAGTATCGCCAAAAAAGTTAAATAAATTTTTTGAATAGGGTTCATAATTACTTTTCTTTTTAGTATAAAAAAAGTATTTTAATTCATTATGATGATTTTCAAGTTCATTTCTATTAAAATAAGCTGAAAAATGCTCTATACTAAAAATGTTTTTACCATTTTCATCTGATTCTTCTCCAAATAAAGTAGTGAATTCATAAGGAGAAAATAATAAAGACCAATCGGTATTGTAAATAGATTTATTTTTATATAATCTAGCTAAAAATGCAATTCTATGTGCTTTTGGAACTCTGTTTAAACACAGAAACTTAAATTTTCTTTCAATCTCAGGTTCAAAATTCGGCAACTCAAATCTATATCCTAAATCATTTATTTTATTTGATTCCAATGCTTTATGAACAACTAATGACGTATGCTCTAACAACCAGTCAGAAATATTAATATTCATACCTACATCTCCGATTGAATCTTTGTAGTATGAAAATAAATTTTTATTAGCAAAATTTAAGTAAAATAAAGTTGGATCTAAATTGTGTGTTTTTATTAAATCATAAAGTTTTTGGAAAAAATCAAAATGATTGCCACCACCCTCATGCTCCCTTAGTAGTAAAATTTTTATTTTTTTACCAAATAATAAATTTAAAATTTGTTCCGAAAAAAAACCTTCTCTGAAAATTGAATAAAAATCGGTGTTCAAATCTATTGGAAAATAGATATTTTGATACAATTCAATCTCTTCTATTCTTATATTATTTGTATCTATGTATTCACTACAATAAGGAAACCTACAACCAAATCTGTTACCATTTGGTGTAGGCCCCAAGTTATTCCACTCTTCAAATAATAAATTTAAAATGCTATCCATTTTCCGCTTCCGTAATGTGGATATTTTGATTTGTATGTATAATGAATTACGTCTTCAGGTATTTCTCTTTTTTTATTCCACGTTGATTCAGTTGGAGTATAAGTTGAAACCCCATTATCTTCTACTACAAATACTATCGGTAAATCAAAGTTTCTTGCATATTTATGCGTTTCGTAAAACAATCCACTTTCAAAACTCATATCACCAACAAATACCCAAACTTTTTCCCCACTACCATTTTGTTTTAATCCCATAGCTACTCCCAATGCAATAGATAATGTACCACCAACTATTGCAGATGCATAAAATTTTTGAGATATATCAACCATAGTAATTGATTTACCATCTTTTATTAATTCAGTAGCATACTCAATCGATATCCCTTTTAGAGCCCAATGATAATGAGAACGCCATGTACTAAATACCCAATCTTCTTTTCCAATTCTTTTGAAAATTTCTATAAGTTGAGATTCGTTTCCATTTGATAAATGAACCGGCCCTCTGATTTTACCACCTTCCCAAATATCAACTATACCCTGTTCAAAAGCAATTAATTTTTCTTCTGTCCAATCAATATCTCTAACGATTGGATATTTTTCTAAATTTTTTATCATATTAAAAGGTCACTTATACAAACTCTATTTTTTTCTGAACCCCTATTAAGTTCAGCGTATTCATCTCCTCCTATTCCAAACATAACACAATCAGTTTCTTCTAAATTCATTTCTTTACAAACTTGTGAATATTTTTCACCGAATGTATCCCAATTATAGTCAACAGAATATTTACTCATTAATTTATATCCAACTGCAGCTCCTACTCTATTTACCATTTCTTGCTCATTAAACGCTCCAATACCATCATCTAAACTCCTAAATTCATTCACTAATCTAATACCAACTCTTAAATGCTCCATTCCATAAAATGCTTTTGATAATGAAAAAGTTGCAGCCTGAATACATTTATGTCTTAGATTTACATTTACATTCTTTGCCATAGGGAAATACGCAAAATCTAATAATACTGGAATAGAATTATCATCACAATAATTCAAAAATTCCTCTGTTAAAAGTGGATGCTGTTTACCATAATCTGAAAATGGTACACTTAAAATTACAGCATCTCCGTTTTTAATTTCATCGTTTTCGATATATTCCCAATTCCAATCATGTTGAAAAGAACATTTGTGATAAAAAAATTCTCCTTTAAAAAAACGAAATCTTTTTTTCTTTTGAAGTTGATAAAAATGATCAAATGTTTGGATTGTACCATGAACATAGTCAATTTTTTTATAAAAATCTAACCCTTCTAATTTATTATATTTTGATTCTGAAATCCACTCTACAAATTTATTCTTAAATTTAGTAAGAATCTTATCATCGTAAACACAGGATAAATTATCAAAACTAATAATATCTTGTTTGATTTTTGGGTTCGGTATAGGTTTTGCTCCTCTTAAATTGTTCATATAAACCTGTTATTTGCATTGTATATTTTGGCTCCATCCCCATATTTCCACTAAGGTGAGGTTGTCCATATCTAATTACTTTAAAATTAAGTTTTGACCATTTTGTATATGGTACATTATCTATTTCAAAATAATGACCAGATTTCCAATCTTCTAAAAAGAAATTTAATCTACATACATCAAACTTATCACAATTTACTCTTTTACAAAATTGATAAAATGTATCAAAGTGTTCCGGTATTGTTTGTCCTGGCATTTGTTTTATTACACTAAGAGAATAATCGGTAAAAATTGTCTTAGCAAAGTTATGAAATTCCTCAGGTAAATCAAATGATTGGTAATATTGTGTATTTTTATCAGTAAATCCAGCCTTTATATATTGTTGATTTTGCTCATCGTATTCAGCTGCATTTCCTTCTAAAGATACATTATTAGAAAGTTTATCAAAATTTATATTATGTATTGTTAGCATATCCTAAAGGAAATCCGTTTCTAAATTCAGAACCCATTTTCGGAACTATCATTTGATAACCCTGAATTAATTGTTTTATACCTCTATCTAAATCCCACTCTGGTTTCCATCCAGTTTCCTCAATTTTTGCGTTTGATACAATATAATCCCTTTTATCAGGATCTTCATAATAATCGTTATATGATACCGCAAAATCGTTCACGTGGGATTGTATCTTTTCTAACAATTCTTGCTTTGATAAGTTAGCTGAACTCAACCCTACATTAAATACTTCACCCTTATAAAAGTCATAACCGTATAACATAAAAAGAAAAGCCGATGCAACATCTTCAACGTGAATAAAGTTTCTTTTGAAATTTCTCTCAAAAACAACAATATACTTATCGGTAATTGCTTTATAAGTAAAATCGTTTACCAATAAATCGGTTCTCATACGAGGTGATACACCAAATACTGTGGCTAATCTAAATGTTATAGCATCAGTTGAAGTTCTTAAAAAGTTCTCAGCATCACATTTTGTTTGCCCATATACTGAAATTGGAGTAAGAGGGGATTCCTCTGTACATTCAGTTTGTCCCTCCGCTATACCATACCCACTATTTGTGTTTGGGTATAAAATCTTCTTACCTTTACTAAACCTGACTATGTTTACTATTTGTTTGAAATTAATTTCTTTTGCTAATTGTGGATCCGCTGCACAAGCTGGAAACCCAACTATTGCAGCTAATGGTATAATTGCATCCGCCTCCTTACACAATTTTTCTAAAAGTGATTCGTTTCTAACATCACCATAAATGAACTTAAAATTAGGATTAGATGTATATTGTAATAACGATGTTTGATTAAATAATAATTTATCCAATACAACTACTTCATCACCTGCATTCAATAATTTACCAACAATAACCGATCCTAAGTATCCTGCTCCTCCCGTAATTAATACTTTCATTCTCCTTCTAATTTATTAATAATGTTGCTTTGAATATCATTTACATTAAAATCCTGATATAGAAGAGCGTGATTTCCGTTTCCACTCCCATCCCAAACTTTGAATCGATTTATATTTTCTAATGTAAATTTATATTTTGCTAATGTAAATCTTCTTACTATATCAGAATTAAACAAATCAATTTCTTCTTTGTTTAAAACTTTTTCCATAATAATAACATCATCTATCCACCCTTTATACCACCAACTAAATTCTTGCAAATGCGGTTCTATATAATTTGGAGCAGCGGCTCCGATAAACAATGGGGTATTTTCATAACTCACAACTGGATAAGTAATAGGTGCTTCCTTTGATTCACCATTATAAGTTACTCGTAGTATTTTGTTTGTATAATCTACTGAAAAGAATATTTCTTGCCATTCTCTTTCAAAATCATAAATAAAAGTAATATTAATGTTTTCTGCATCTAATGGTTTACTCATCCACAGTTGTGCACTCACAACATAGAAATCATTTTCCTTATTTACAAATACACCGGAGTGTAAACCACATTTGGAAAATATACCATATATAGCATCACCCCTATCTTCAGTTCTTTCTATTTTAAATTTGCTATAAATTGTAAAATCTTTATGAAAGAAAGTTTTTAAATTTGGTTTTTTTGAAGTATTAAAGGTTGATTGATCCCAAACTTTATAACTAATATCTTTATTAAAATACAAATGACTCATTATCTTATACTTTTACATAAGTTCCAAAAATCTTCCAACTCTGGAAATGTTTTTACAAAATCAGTTCCTCTTCTTCTATCATGCTCACTAAAAAATCTATAAAAATCTTTTCTATCTCTTTTTAATGAATGTTCTTCTTTTGGAGCCACAACTACGTCATAGATTCTTCTTAATTTATGAATTTCAACATCAGTATAACCGATTGGATTTTGTGTGCCCAAACTTTCATAGAAATCCATTAATTGAGCCTGCTCAAATACTTCTTTGTGCCAATCATCAGTAATAATGTTAGCGGCCTGATGGTATGGATGTCTAAGATATGAGCTATCTAACCCGATTGGATAAAACCAATATCTATCCGGATTAGTAAATTCTTTCTTCAATTGATATACATCTTTAATTAATCCTTTATATGATGGGATACTTAATACATTATATGTTCCCATAATAGAGATTGTTAGTTTTGGTATTTCCTCTAGTAATTCAGCACATCTATCATACCATTGATTGTAATCAAATCCGTTACGAATATAATTTGCTTGTTCACCCCAACCATCACACGAAGTGAAAATGATAAACTCTCTCACTAATCCATCACTACTTATTCTTTTAATTTTTTCTTTTGCCTGTTGGTATAATTTTTCAGGTGCTCCCAAATTTGAATTAATAGCCAACTTTAATTTTTGGTTAGGGTTATCAATTACATAATCAAATACCTTAAATGTATCTTTATGAAGTAAAGGTTCTCCACCAGTAATTCTAAAGTTAAGAAGGTCTTTATATAGGTTTGGCCACCATTTCCAAAATGCCTCTACATAGGGATTATGTTCGGTTTGTTTAAAGGGTTGTTTGCCTTCTTTAATAATATGGTCTAATCCATTATGACGAGTTGAAGTTGGGTAAGCTCCAAATTGCTCAATTTCTTCCCACCATTGTGTGGAAAATTGAGGATAGCAGTAAGAACATTTAAAATTACATGCATTACTGAATGATACCTCCACATAAGAAGGGTTCACATCATCCATATAAGATGAATTTTTAATTTCTTCAAAATGAGGCCATGCCCATTCTTCCGCAGATTTAAATGTTCTATCGGAGAACTCATTAGAATTATCTTCTACCTTCCAGCAATAATCACATTCAGTTGGTCTTAACCCCTGCAACATCTCTCTCCTTAATTCCTTTTTATATTTGGTATTATGAAGTGCAGATGGATTGTTTTCTAATTCTTCTGGAACAATTTTGTGAATACCTGGATGGTGACAACTGTGATTTTGCCCAATATGAAGATGAAGAGTGACTTGTTTCCATTTTGCTAAACAAAATCCTCTTCCAACTGAATTGAGTTTTCTTCTTATTTCACCATATCTTTCTGTATTATCCATATTTGTTTGGTCTGGACTTTGCTACAAAATCCATTATTTTATCGTGTTTAAATTTAACTGGCTCTGATATAAATGCGTGATTACCATTACCACTATTATCAAATATCTTAAAGTTTGTTTTTTCAGAAGTATCTAAACTACTAAACAAACTATCTTCCTGTAATACTTCTGTTGTTCTTAGATTAAATTTTATTTCATGATCTTCCAACAATCTATCATACAATACAACTAAGCCCAACTCTCCATTTAAAATGTTCTTTTCAGTTGTTTTCTCATGTACATTATCTGATAAGAAAGTAAAATAATTATCTTCTTTTACAACATTTTCAAAATTACATTTGAATTCATATTCAATTTCAGTATTTAAATCCGTATAGGTAAACTTTTGTTTTCTATTGTTTATCCTTACAAAAAAATCAAATGTATTACCTACTTCACATACTATATTTGAAAAGTATTCATCTCCAACTTTATATTGAAAGTGAATCTTACCTCCTTCGATTATAAGTGTTTCAGAAGAAAGATTTCTTCTAAACAAATAACCAAACGGTTTTTGAATATCATAACTACCTTTTAACCTAAGAGAATATCCATCATTAAGAGATGAAAAATTCTTAATATTTGTGCTATTAGTAGATTTATTTGGTATATAAAATATCATTACGCTTTACCTTTTCTACATTTTTTATAAAATTCTTCATATTCAGGAAACACCTCTAAGAAATTAGTTCCTCTTCTCATATCATGATGTCTTACAAATATAAAGAAATCTTTTCGATTTTTCAAGAAAGTGGAATCATCATCATGATTTTTCATCCATTCTGCAATTCTTTTTACTTTTGTGATTTCAATATCAGTAAATCCATACCCATCATCTCCCACTCTAACTTGCTCATAAAAATCCATTAATTGAGCTTGAGAATAAACCTCATCTATCCATTCATTATCTAATACCTTTACACTTTGATGTGGAGGCCAACGAAGATATGAACTATCTAATATAATCGAACTACCATAATATCTTTCCGCACTATGGTATTCTTTTTTAATTTGGTACACATCTTTGATTAAACCTTTATATGAAGAAACTGATAGAGCATTGTAAGTACTCATTATTATAATCGTAAGTTTTGGATTCTCCGATAATAATAAATTAACTCTATCCATAAACAAATTATAATCAAAACCATGTCGAATATAATTTGCTCTCTCGCCATGTGCATCGCAGGATGTGAATAAGATAAATTCGTTCACTCTATCCTCATCCATTAACTTTTTAATCTTCTCTCTAAACTCATTGAATATCTTTTCAGGAGCATTTAAGTTAGTGTTAATAGAAAGGTTCAATGCCTTATTAGGATTCTTTGATTCATTAATAAAATCCAAAATATCAAAAGTATCTTTGGCTAATAAAGGTTCACCACCTGTAATTCTAAATGTATGTAAATCCTTATATAAATCAGGCCACCATTTCCAAAATGCTTCCACATAAGGATTTCTTTTGTTATGTGGTATAGGCATTTGATCAGTTGTCTTCAAATAATCTAAGTTATTGAAATTAGTTGAAGTAGGATACGCACCGTGCTGTTGGATTTCATCCATCCATTGGGAACTAAATGCAGGCCCACAATATGAACACTTAAAATTACAAATGTTAGAGAATGATACCTCAACATATTTTGGGTTTATATCTTTAATACCCTTAGTTTTTAATACTTCATCGAAATGTGGTAAAGACCACGGCTCCGCTGATTTATAAATTCTATCTGAAAAATCGGTTGAATTATCTTCAATGTTCCAGCAATAATCACATTCTTTAGGCCTTAAACCTTCTAACATTTCTCTTCTTCTATTTTTCTTAAAAGAAGTGTTATGTAGAGCAGATGGATTTTGTGCAATCTCCATCTCCGAAATTTTATGTGTTACCGGGTGATGACAACTATGATTATGCCCAGTTTGTAATTGTAATGTAACTTGAGTCCATTTCGCCAAGCACATACCCTTACCAACTGCATTTAATTTTTCTTTTGTTGCCTGAAAGTGTTCGTTTAACATTTACAATTAATTAAAACTGAATTATTCCCTATTTCTTCTATATTAAGTAATTCATAGGTTAAATTACTCATACCATCGTTTTTCCAATCATATTTACCCTGCTGCATTTCTAAAATATATCTTCTTTCATTTCGCGCAGTAGTTTCTCCCTTTGCCCATTTACCATTAACTAACCCTTCGGTTTGATGTGGTAAACATTCAAATCTACCATTTCTTCTATGAGGAATTACGGTAGATGGTATTTCTATTTTTTCTTTTGTAAAATTAACATTTGTAATTTTACCATTATTTTCATTACCACTTAAATCTTCTAATAGTCCATCATTAAAAGAATTAAAATCATAATGAAGTTGTAATCCACTTTGTTCACATTCAAATGGAATATTTTTTATTTCATTATCAGTTAAACATCTGTCATATAATCGCACTTCCGCAATTTGCCCTTTAAAAAATTTATTTGGAAATGTTTTGTTTATTGAAGGAGATGTTCCTAAATAATAACTCTCACTACCATATCTTTTTAAATCACCCGAATATTCCATAGGAGATTGAACTCCTGTTCCGAATCTTGCATCGGTTTCTCTACCATTTAAATAAAAATGAATTTGCTTATTATACGAATCAACTTTAAGAGTAACCCATGTCCATAGATTCTCATATCTCTTCATCCACATATATTGCATTTCACCTTCGTTGTTCCATAACATTGAAGTAAAAGCTCTACTATTATTATATGAAATACCATAATCATATCCAGGTCTTCTAAATACGGGATATTCCCAAAATCTTCTTTCATTATCACCAATTAGATAGATAGGTATCTTTTCTTCTTGTTGATGTGCTTTTACTAAAAGTGATAAGGTGTGTGAACGATTACTTAAAAATCTTATTGAACGACTCTGAGGGATTTCAATGAAAGAATTCTCTCCATTGAAATTTGCTATATCAAATTCATTTTTAGGTCTGATATATGTTTGGTCTGCCATTCCATTAATAGCACATCTCCAAAATAGGTCATCATCTTCCATACCCCAATCCCAATAATCATTTGAGTAACCATTGGTTTTATAAACCTGTTCTTTTGTAAATAAAACTGCTCCGCCAAAGTATTCTTCATACTTTAAATTATAATCAGTTTGTGAAATATGAACCGCCAAATGCTGTGGTAATTCAGGATTATAACTATAATCACAACTATCATCTTCCGGTATCATATCGATATCATGCCATACAATATAATCACATCCATCTTTAAATGCAACATCCGCTGCAATGTTTTTCATCTTACCTCTATTAAAAAGTAAGTTATCACATTGGTGTGCAAAATAAATTTTATGCTCAATTCCTCTATCTTCTAAGAATTTATGAACTCTCGGAGAGAATTGTGCTAAATGTTCTTCTCTATTTCTATATGGAACGCAAACTCCTAATTTCATAGTTCTACTGAAATGAATTTAGTATTATCACTTAATTGTTTCTCTTCTACTTTTTTATATCTCAATGTGTTCAATCCTTCTATCGAATAGAACAACATTTCATTTTTCAATGAATTATATCTTAATTGATTTTGTCTAGTTTCTTCATGTACCCAACGATTACCTTCAACACTATTACTACTATGTTTTAATGATTTGAAAGAACCATCTTTTTTATATGGAACAACCGCTTCAATTAAAAACTTTTTATTCATCAAAGTATTATTCTGACAATTTACAATCTCTGCATCAAAACTATTTCCACTTAAATCAATTAATTTATCTCTTCTAAAATGTTTAAAATCATAATAAAGTTTTAACCACTTTGAAGATTTATATTTACCAAAATTATTAAGTAAAGATTTCTTAGCAGATTCTTTATATATTTGTTCTATTTCAGTCTTTGCCAATGTTTTATCAAATACAGCAAACTCATTCATAAAACCTTTGAAATAATAGTTTTCATAATTTTTAGCGGGATTTGCAACCCCTAAATAGAAATCTTCTACTTTGTAATCATAAAGTTCATCAACATATTCGGCTCCAATGTAAGTGTTATTGATATATAACTCAATCATTTTATTACGAGGGTTACGATTGATTACTGCGTGAACCCACATATCCGGACTAATATCTGAAACTATACTTTTAGATTTTTCATCTTTATCCCAAATATCTAATTTAAATCTATTAAAACTATTAAATGATAAAGAGAAATTAAAACCAGGAATAGAGAATATAGTGTATTCATCATAATCTCTATTTAAATCATTCACCAAATCATCTGGTTTGAACTTTATTGAAATAGAAAATTCATCTTCAAATATAGGTTTAAAATTTTCAAAAGGAATACTGATGAATGAATCTATACCATTGAAATAAAAATAATTTAAATTATATTCCTCATTCTGAATCCCAAATGGTCTGGTATCTAAACTTAGATTACATTGAATACATCTTTGAAGTAAATCATCATCTTCAAATCCCCATCCCCAATATTCATTAGAGTATCCATTTATTATTTTGAAATCCAATTTATTAACAATAGTTACACCACCGAAGTAATTGTAAAAACTCTCTTCACCATCAACTTTATTGGCCAAGTGTGTAGGTCTATCACAATATGAATAATCAACCTTAATGGGTAACATATCTACATCGTGAAAACAAAAATAATCAAACTCATTCCCACTTTCTTTATATCCAATGTTTAATAATTTACCTCTATTAAAAGGTTTGTTATCTTTTTGCTCAATTACAAAAATTTCAAATGGAATTTTCTTAGAGTTTAAATAATCTTCTAAATAAGGAATAAAGACATTAAGATGTGATTCCCTATTTCTGTAAGGAACTATAACAGCTAATTTCTTTTGTTCTTTCTTATTGTTGTCTTTCATCATTAGGTCTTTCAGAATCTCTCATAGGTCGAGATACACTTCCTAAGTTTTTAGCTTTTAAAATTGTGTGGAATTCATGTAAGTACCATTCTACTCTTGTACCCCAAGCTGATTTATCGATTTCAAACATCCAATCGTTCAAATCTCTAAGTGAAGAGGCTATATCTTCCAGTGCCCTTACTTGTCTTTCTTCCAATGTTTTTTGATCTGCCATAATCTATTATTGAGGTCTTTCATTTGATTTATCAGGTCTTCCAGTATTACCAATGGTTTTAGCTTTGGCAATCATATAGAATTCGTTTAGATACCATTCTAATCTTTCAGACCAGCCTTTAGTATCTAACTCATACATCCAATCCTGAATGTTTTCTAACGATGTACCTATTTTTTCAAATGCTCTAACTGCTCTTTCTTCAATATCAATATTTGAAGTTTCGGGTTTTTTTGATGTAGCCATTTTATTTGTTTTTTAATTTATTTTCTGTTCTTTTTTTGAAAAATCCTGTTGGGAAAGGTGATTGAGTACCCCCATAATATCCTCTCATTAATTCCAAAGAAGAATATATAATAGGCATCATATATGAGAAATTATCAATCGTCTTGTTATCTTCAAACGATTCTAATATGTCTGCAATTTTTTCAGCCCTTTCAACAATTTCTTCATTGTTGATAATTTGTTTTATTATAGAACTACCTTTATCCATTTTGTATTTTCATTTATTTCGTCTTCTGATAAAATTTTGTAATTTAAATAATTCAATCCTATCTTTTTAGTATCCACCTTTCCTGTCAAAACCTCTTCAAAGTATATTTGAGAATTTTGAACAATATCTGGATCCCAGCTATAAAACTTTTCAGTTATTTTATCATCATCATCGTGGATAAGTGATTGATATTTACCCATAATTCTAGATGGTACTGAAAGTTTTGATGTTTTTTCAATAACCGCTTCTTTTATGAATTTAGAGTATTCGGTAAAATCTAAAGAGTGCACCTTAACATGATTCATTGTCAAAGATGAATCTAATATAAAATCATGATAGATTTTATTGAAGTTTATATTAAGAACCGGCTCTAAATCGGTATTTTGTTTCTTATTATTATAGCCCTCTAAATAAAGATTATCAATTTCTCTTTGTTCTAAAACATAATCAAACATTAAAAGATTAGATAATTTACCCTTATATGGAGATGAATTTAAACTAGCACATCCTATGTAAATTGGTTGATAACTATAATCAATTAACGGTGTAACAATATATGGCTGTTGGTCGCCTGTGTATGGAACTTTTACACTATTGAGATATAATTCAACTACCTCTTTATTGTAATCAACTACCATTGCAACATGATTCCAAACTCCTAATTCATATCGTTTGTATGCAAAACAGTATTGTCTATCATTATCATAAACATTAACTCTAATTGTTCCATCATTTTGCAATGATATACCAGTGTTAAATCCAGGCCAACTAACTAAGTATTCTTCTTCTTTAGCAATCTCATCTTTACTAAACCAAAGAGATACACTAAAACTATCTTTTGTTAAATCCTTTATCTGATTATTCGGAAATATTTTTAAGTATAAATCATTATCTTTGAAATCTATGTATTTTACTCTTTCCGAATACTTTTTATCGGTTATTTTTATTTTCTCAAATTCATAATACGAGTCTATGCGAGGAAAAACAATTTCTTCATCTAACTCTATATCATTAATTCTACATCTATGAAGTAAATCTAAATCAGCAAAACCCCATCCATAATACTCATTAGAATACCCATTAACGGCTTCAAAATCTTCTTTAGAGAACATTACTACTCCACCAAAATATTCCAAATATGGGAGTTTAAATGTGTGCGCAGATACCTTAGTAGCCATGTGTACAGGATAACCTCCAATGTGAATATAATTGTAATCACAATCATCACTTACCGGCAACATATCAATATCATGAAAGCAGAAATAATCGAATCCTTCTTTGAATAAAGAGAATCCAATATTACATAACTTACCATAATTAAATGGTTTATCATCAGCCTGTTCAACTATAAAAATTTTGTAATCCACATCTTTATTCTTAAAGAATTCTGTCATGTGTGGAACGAAGGTATCCAACTGCTCCCTTCTATCTCTATACGGAACTATTATTGCTATTTTAGCACCTGTCATTATATTAAAACTATTTGTTTGGTTAGTTTATTCCAATTACCGAAAGATACAAAGGATTTTTCAGATTTCCA